CTATTCACCGCGGGTTCGAGAAATGGGAAATCTGGAATCAGTTGCGCCAAGCGGTCAAGTGGTCGCGGCTGTATGGCGGGGCGATCGCAGTCATGATGGTCGACGGCCAAGACCTGTCTACACCGCTCAACGTCGAGTCGATTAAGCGCGGCCAGTTCAAAGGCATCCAGGTACTCGACCGCTGGATGATCCAGCCGAGTCTTAACGACCTGGTTGAGGATTATGGGCCGCACTTCGGTCTGCCCCAATACTATGACGTGGTGGCCGACTCGATGGCGTTGCGCCGCGCCTCGATTCATCACACGCGATGCATACGTTTGGAGGGTGTTCATCTGCCATACTGGCAACGCCTAGCCGAAAACCTTTGGGGGCAGTCGGTGCTGGAGCGCGTTTGGGATCGCATGGTGGCGTTTGACTCCACGACCCAGGGCGCGGCGCAGCTAGTCTACAAGGCGCACCTCCGCACGCTCAAGGTGCCGGGATTTCGCGAGCTCGTCGCGGGCGGCGGGCCGGCTTACGATGGCCTGGTCAAACAGATTGAAATGATGCGCGCCACGCAATCGAGCGAGGGCATCACGATACTTGACGGCGAGGATGAGTTTGAGACAAGCAGCTACGCGTTTAGCGGGCTGAGTGATATGATGCTCCAATTCGGCCAACAGCTATCCGGCGCGCTCCAGGTGCCGATGGTACGCCTGTTCGGGCAGTCGCCTGCTGGACTATCGAGCACCGGCGAATCCGATCTGCGGACGTACTTCGACGGCGTGAACGCGGCGCAAAACAGTCGGCTACGCACCCCGCTTCATCTTCTATACGAAATGATCAGTCGTAGCGAAACCGGGCAACCGTTGGACGATGACTTCGAGTTTGCGTTCAACTCGTTGTGGCAGCTGGACGACAACGAGAAAGCAACCATCGCCCAGTCCGTCGGCACGGTTATGAATGACCTGGAGCGCGAGGGTAATATATCGCACGCGCGCGTGCTTGAAGAGCTGCGCAATCTGTCTAGCAAGATCGGCGTATTCAGCACGATCACCGACCAGGATATTGAGGATGCGGAGAACGAAGCACCGGAGCCCGAGTTGGCGGCCGTGCCGGAGCCGGCCGTAGAGGGCAACAGCGCGTTGGAGGAAACGGCTGAGGAGGGCAGCGATGGCGACGTATAAGCCATCGCGCAAGAAGATTGAACGCCGCTACTACGCCGCGCTTAATCGCATCGCGGAAAACGTGGGGCAGTTGGTCGAGTCATATGACGTGGTTAACTATCCGCAGCGCGCTTCGACCGTTCGGCAGCAACTGGAGGCGTATTCAGCCGAGCTACGCGAGTGGGCGCGGGAGACGGGGCGCGTGATGGTAGCTGCCGCCGAGCGCGAGGATGAAAAGTTGTGGGGCAAGACGACGCGCGAGCTGAGCCGGAATATTAGGGCCAAGATCGACGGCGTTGATATGAGCGAGACGCGCCAGATTTTGGTTGCTGAGCAGGTTGAGCTGATTCAGTCAATCCCTACCGAGGCAGCGGAGCGTGTGAGCCAGTTATCGCTGGAGGCGTTGGCCGGTGGATCGCGGGGCCAGTCCATCGAGCGCGAACTACTCAACACCAGCGACGTTACAAAGGCGCGCGCCCGGCTCATCGCTCGGACAGAAACGGCCCGCGCCACGACCCAATTCACCAAGTCACGCGCGCAGAGCGTAGGCAGCGACGAGTACATATGGCGCACCGCGGGTGACGCGGACGTTCGCCTGGGCCATCGGGCGGTGGCCAACAAGACCTTTCGCTGGGATTCGCCCCCGGCCGTGAAAACGGGGGACAGGACATATCACCACCACCCAGGGGAAATATTCAACTGTCGCTGCTACCCCGAGCCGCTAATCCCAGAGTAAGACTCGGGTTTTACACAAAGCGCTTGACGCGCCTGAATAACCAAGGTACGCTACTGTAACGATGAGTAGCGGAAATACGTGAATGGAATTACATGACGCCGTAGCGGTAGATGATGCCGCCACCCGGATAACGGGTGACGGTTACCTTGTGTCCAGCGCGCGCGTGGCGCGCACCGGTATTCAAGACTACGCTGGCCATGAGCTTGACCGGCCGGACATGCCAAACGTTCGCGTGTACCGCCCGGAATCCGAGGTGTTCGCGGCCGACGCGCTGCGCAGTTACGCGCACCGCCCGGTGACGAATAACCACCCGGACGAAAACGTCGACGTTAACAACTGGAAGCGCTACGGCGCTGGTATGACTGGCGACGAGGTTATGCGCGACGGCGAATACATTCGCGTGCCGCTCACGCTCATGGACGCTGAAGCGGTCAATGACTTTCGGGCCGGCAAGCGCGAGTTGTCGATGGGCTACAGTTGCCAGATCGACTTTCAGGATGGCGTAACGCCAGACGGCGAGCAGTACGACGCAATTCAATCCCAATTACGAATGAATCATTTAGCGCTTGTCGACCGCGCACGCGGCGGCGAAGGGCTTAAGATCGGCGACCACGAACCAAAGGACACTATTATGCAGGACACGACTCTAGCGCGCGTTCTCACGTTTTTCGGCGTGAAGGACAGCGCTGAGCTTGATACAAAATTCCGTGAACCGCCGACCACCAGCACTGGTGTCGCCGATACAACGGCTGCTGCCCCCGGCGATACCGCGGCTGCTACCGCGGCCAGCCCGAACGGCGATGCCCTTGCCCGGCTATCCGCTCAGGTCCAGGAGGTGATCGACGCGGTTACGGCTATGACGGCCAAGACGGAAAGCGAGTCAGAAAGTAAGCCGGCCATCGCAGTTGATGCGAAGGACAGCTTACCCAACGCCGAGATTATCGTGCCGGGCGCGACGGTCAACGATGGCGAGAGCGCAGAAGCGTTCAAGCGTCGCGTACTGACCATGGCTACGGCAAACGATGCCGACGGCATTGTCACCCGGTTGGCCGGCGATCCGTTCAAGGCAGAGTCAGAACGCATCCATATCGCATTCGATGCGATTGCCGAAATCCGGCGGCATCGGAATAACACCGGCGCGCCGGCTACCGGAGCCAATATCGGCGCACGAGCGCCGTCCACGCCATCCGAACTTAACGACGCCCACGCTAAGCACTGGGCCACTATGAAGCCAGGAGCCTAATATGACAGCTTTTCTCTACCGCATGGGCCATGGCTTCGCGGGCGCTTTGACTCGCGAATCCCAGGCTTCTATTGAGTCGCAGCAGTTCGCTGATCCGTCGGGCTTCGCCGCTCACGGCTTGCCGGGCAAAATCGACGCCAATGACCAGTTTGTCCCGATCGCCAGCGGCGACGCGGCCGCTGACGTGTATGGCTTTTTGGTTCGCCCCTATCCGTTCCAAGGCGCGACCGCTGGCGACGTGAACGCCGGGTCGGTAGCGCCGACCTATGACCGCCAGGCCAACGTGATGCGGCGCGGTTACATCAGCGTCAAGAACAACGCTGGGACGCCGGGCCTCAACAAGCCGGTGTACATTCGCGTCGCGACCGGCACCGGTGGGACACCGGTCACGGCGGGCATCGAGGCTGAAGCGCCGACCACGGCGACCAACAGCATCAAGCTCACCAACGCCGTGTTTATGTCCACAGGCGATGCCGCCGGCAACGTCGAAATTGCGTATAACATCTAAGGAGCCACGAATGCTAACTTTCGACCAGCAGACTCAAGACAGCGCCGGGGCATTCCTCGTCGGTGAGCTTGAACGACTCGACCAGACGCTGCATCAGCCGTTGTCGAGCGTTACGTGGTCGCGCGACATCATGCTGCGCAATGACGTGACGATGGGCGATGAAACGTCCAGCTTCAGCAATTCCACGTTCGCATCTGCGGGCGGCCCATCCGAAAGCGGTAAGGCGTTCATCGGCAAAAATGCCAACGCTATCCAGGCGATGCAGCTGGATATCAGCAAGACTCCGCACCCGCTGACCTTGTGGGCGATGCAGCTCGGCTGGACGCTGCCCGAACTGGCGAGCGCCCAGCAGGCCGGCCGGCCGATCGACGCCCAGAAATTTATGGGTATGCAGCGCAAGCACCAGATGGATACCGACGAAATGGTATACGTGGGTGATGACTCTATCGGCGCCACCGGCCTGCTAAACGATCCGGGCGTGTCGAGCGCGACCGCCACCACTGGCAACTGGAGCGCATCAGCGACCGGTCCGGATAAAATTCTGGCCGACGTTAACGAGGTGTTGAAAAGCGCTTGGAAGGAATCCGGCTGGGCCGTCGCGCCGAGCAAGTTACTGTTACCGCCTGACCAGTATTCGGTGATCGTCCAGGGCAAGGTTTCGACCGCAGGCAACATTTCCATCCTTCAGTACCTGCAGATGAATAGCCTGTCGAACGCCATCAACGGCACCCCGCTCGACATTCAGCCGGTCAAGTGGCTCAACGCGGGCCAGGCCTCCGCGAATTCGCGAATGGTTGCGTATTCCAATCAGATGGAATATGTCCGGTTCCCGATGGTTCCGATCCAGCGCACGCCGGTTGAGTACCGCGACCTGCGCCAGCTGACCACCTACTTTGGCCGCATGGGTCAGGTTGAAGTGGTGTATCCGTCGACCATCGCGTACCGTGACGGCATCTAATCATGCCGCTGTCCAGCTCGGATTTTCGGCAGCGCTACCCAGCGTTTGGGGATACCGTCAAGTATCCGCCTGGTAGTGTTGAGCTATATATCGAGCTGGCGTATGACGCGCTCAACAAGCGCCGGTTCACGGACAAATGGCTGGACTTCGCCGCGGGCCTATACACGGCCCATATGCTGACGCTAGACGGGGCCCAGGGCGGCGCGCAGGGCGGCGCCCAGGGCGCAGACTCGCTCAGCGGTCTAGTTCAAAGCGCGAACGTCGACAGTGTGTCTGTGACGTTTGACACGGCATCCGTGGTGGACATGAACGCCGGCCACTGGAATGAGACAACCTACGGGCGGCGGTACTACCGGCTGCTCCGGATGTTTGGTGCCGGGCCGGTTCACGTCTTGCCTCGCGGGCAACCGCGCGTGCCCGGGTTCCACCATGGGTAAGAAAGCCGAGCAGGACAACTTCAACGACGTTAAGGCCGCTATCAGCCGGTTGGCCAAGAGCGAGATTCTTGTCGGGGTTCCCGCAGACGAAACGGCGCGCGGCGAGGACATTACAAACGCCCAGATCGGTTACGTGTCAGAGTACGGTGAGCCGGAAGAGAATATACCGGCGCGGCCGTGGCTCAAGCCGGGCATTGAAGCGGCACAGGGCCAGATCAACAAGCGCCTTGATGCCGCTGCCAACGCTGCGCTCAACGGCGATGACCGGCGAGTGAAGCAGCAGATGAACGGCGCAGGCCAGGCCGCTGTCACGTCGATCAAGGGCCGCATAACCGCGGGCATCGAGCCGGAGCTTGCGAGTTACACGATTTCGGAACGCCAGCGCATCGGCGCGCTGGGCACAACGCCGTTGATACGCACGGGCGCCTTTCTGAACTCGATCACATATGTGCTGGTCAAGTAGCATGACTATCCAGCTAGGTCGTATCACCACATCTGGGTTGTTCGCCACCCCGATCCAGCGCACGCGGCGAACGGCTACCGTGAACGACTACGGCGAGACGCAGACCACGAGCATAACCGAATACATCCGCGCGACGGTTACGACCGCAAGCGGGCTGGCCGCGGAGCGCATACCTGACGCAACACAGCGCGTCGGCGCTATCGTAGTGTCGACGACTTTCGAGCTACTAGACGCCAAGGCCGGTCACCAGCCGGACACTTTGACCGTCAAAGGCGCTGACTACACCGTCGCAGCGGTTGAGAACTACGCCCAGAACGGCTACTATAGGGCGCTTTGCACAGTGCGGGCGGCGTCCGGCACGTGAATCGAAAAGGCGAGACGGTATGACCAAATATGCAAACAACGACACACTGACCAGCAGCGATGCGTGGGCGTGTTCCTGGCATCGCCGAGATCAGCGGGCATAGAGTATGGCGCCGCCAACTAACACTACCGCAACCGGCGGCTACCTGCAGCCAACCAATAGGGCGTATGGCGACATGCTACTCCATCCCGTCCACGACGTTATCGCGGGCTGTACGGGCATTGGCGAGTCGCTCATCCGGCCGCGCTGGCAGCGCGAACCGCCGCAGCGCCCGCGGCACGATACCAATTGGGTAGCGTTCGGCGTACAGACGATCAACCAAGACGCCTGGGCGGCGGAAGGCGAAGGCTTTTCGGCGCGCCATGAACAGATTGAGTTTCTGTGCTCGTTCTACGGCCCAGACGCCATGGACAACGTTGCGCGGTTCACGACGACCGCGCAACTGAGCGCGAACCTTGAGCTGGCCGAGTATTATGGCCTGTACTACGGATCATGCTCGCAGATCACGCCCGCGCCCGTTCTTTTGAACGAGCAATATTACAACAGATATGACGTAACAGTAGAGTATCGGAGACGTGTTGAATTAAGGTATGATGTTCTAACCGTATCGTCGACCGCGGTCGATTTACACAATGACGTTGGAATGCCTAAACAGCACGTGGTTATCACGGAATGAGTATTGGAGAAAGATATGAGTGAAGGGCTTTCAGTCAGCGACATTGTAAACGTCGACGTTAATCTGTCGCCGATCGCGGCGGGCACGCGCAACTTCGGTTCGCTGCTGCTGCTCGGCAACACGCCCACAATTGCGGTTGGCGAAGACCCGCGCGAGTACAGCCAGATGGAAGGCGTCGCCGCGGATTTTGGGGTCAACGATCCTGAGTACCAGGCCGCTGCTGCGTTTTTTGCGCAGTCGCCCAAGCCCAATTTTCTGTACATTGCGCGATGGGCCGCGACGGCCGCCGCTGCGAAGCTCAACGGTGGTTTTCTCGCCGATGCCGCGCCCGGCGACTTCACCGGTATCAGCGACGGCGAGCTGAGCATCGAGATCGACAGCGTACTAGTGACAGCAAACGTCGGTGAATCGGCACCCATTGATTTGACGGGCGAAACGTCGCTGAATGGTGTGGCGTCGGCAATTCAAACCGCGCTTTCGGCATTTTCGACCGGCACCGAGGTTATTTGGAATTCGAGCTTTTCCCGGTTTGAGGTAACGTCCGGCACGACAGGTGTTACATCCACTATTGCCTATGCCACACCCACTGTGGGCGGCGGTACCGACCTGGCACCCTTGCTTGGCCTCACCGTTGAATATGCGTCGGCACCGTTCCAGGGCGTCGATGCTCAGGAACTTGACCAGGCCGTGCAGGATCAAGCAAACCGGTCGACCGCGTGGTACGGTCTGGCGCTGGCGGCGGAGGCTACCGACGACGCTATTGTTGCGACAGCGGATGTTATCGAAGCGCAGGGCACGTCGCGCATATTTGGCGTGACGACCCAAGACCCGCAGACCGTCGACTCAACTATTGTCGACGACCTGGCCTCACGCCTGATGGAAGGCGGCTACGCTCGCACAGCAATTCAGTACAGTTCAAGCGATCCCTACGCTTTCGTAAGCGCAATGGGCCGCGCGTTCACCGTTAATTACACGGCGCAGAACACCGTCATCACGCTCAAATTCAAGCAGGAGCCCGGAACCCAGGCGGAGTTGCTGAACACAACCCAGGCGCGCACGCTTGCGGACAAGAATTGCAACGTGTTTGTCAAGTACAACAACGCTACCGCCATCCTACAGGAGGGCGTCATGTGCAACGGCGACTACTTCGATGAGCGGCACGGGCTTGATTGGTTGCAGAATTATATTCAGACAAACCTGTACAACTTGCTCTACACGTCGCAGACGAAAATCCCGCAGACTGATCCGGGCGTCAACCAACTCCAGACGAACGTTGAGCGGTCTTGCGCGCAAGCCGTCGTGAATGGCCTACTGGCCGCGGGCGTTTGGCAATCCACAGTTGTGTTCGGGTCGTTGCACACCGGTGATACGCTGCCCAAGGGCTACTACACCTATGCCGCACCGATCCGTACACAGAGCGCATCCGACCGAGCAGCGCGCAAATCACCCGCGATCCAGGTGGCGGCGAAGCTCGCCGGCGCGGTTCATTCCGTTGACGTTATCGTAAACGTCAACCGCTAGGAGACCACAACATGGCAACGTATAGTTTTGGAGACGTTAGCGCGACGCTGGCCGCCCCCGGCGCGTCCATCGCGCTTGGTGCCGGTTCGGCAAACGCGGAAGAGGGCATCACCCTGTCGTTCACCACCGACCGCAATATGATGACGATTGGCGCGGACGGCGAGGGCATGCAGACCAAGCGCCAGGACAAGTCCGGCACGGTCACAATCCGCCTACTCAAAACGTCGCCGACCAACGCGCTACTCAATACCGCGTTCACCGCCCAGTCTGTCGATTCAGCAATGTGGGGCCTCAACGTTATAACGGTCAGCAACAGCCAGGCCGGCGACCTTTGGGCCTGCCGCGAATGTGCCTTCGTTCGCATCCCGGATTACACCTATGCGCAAGACGGCGACACCGTTGAGTGGGAGTTCCATGCTGTGAAGATTGATCCAGTAATCGGGGCGTATAACGTATGACCACCGAAATCCACCACAAGGGCGCGACTTACCGGATCGACAATCTGACGGCATTTCAGCAGTTGCACGTATCGCGGCGTATTTCGCCGCTGATCGCGCCACTGCTGCCGATCGTTCAGGACTTGGAGAGTGAATCTGTTAGCCTAGAAGATGCCGCAGCGCATCTTGGGCCTATCACAGACCTGCTCGCGAGCCTCGGCGACGAAACCGTTGAGTATATTGTCAACACGACGTTGAGCGTTGTTAAGCGCGAGCAGGGCAACTACTATTACCCGATCTGGGCGAACGGTCAGCTGATGTACGACGACCTGACGATGGCGGACGGCATGCAGCTGGCCTACCAAGTCATTGTGGATCAGCTGGGCGGTTTTATCGACGGATTCCTGCAAAGCGCCGGGCAGGAGTCCGTGTCGGCGAAGACACCAGCGAGTACCGCGAACTAGGGCCGGAAGAATGGCTTATGCGCCCTGTGATTAAGGGCTGGTGCCGGTATGAGTCGCTAATCGACGGGACGGTGGGGCTGGAAGATATTGCGTTCATGAACGATATGATTGGAGCCTACGATGGCTGAAGAGAACGTCATGCGCAGCTTCGTGACGAAGCTGGGCTTCAAGGTCGATGATAATCAAGAGCGCAAATTTGACAAGTCGGTCGGCGGCGCGACCAAGCAGGTTCTTGGTCTCAAGACCGCACTCGCCGGGCTTGTAGCCGCGTCGGCGGCTGGGTTCTACAAGATCACCAACGACCTGAGCGGGCTCTACTTTGCCACCAAGCGGCTTGACGCTAGCGGCCGGAACCTGGAGGCGTTTGGCTTCGCCGCGGATCAGACGGGCTCATCGGCCGAGGCCGCGCGGGGATCGGTCGAAGGGTTAGCCGCGGCCATTCGCAAGTCACCCGGCCGCGAGGGCCGCGAGCACCAGATCCAAAACCTTGGTGTTGATACGCGCGACGCAGACGGTAAGATGCGGAGCACATTGAAGATCATGCACGAGCTGCTGGACGTGTTCGACACAATGCCCCAGTACAGGGCGGTGATGTGGGCTGAAGAGCTCAAAATACAAGAAAAGCTGATGCTCGGCCACCGGAACCTGAACGAGCAGTTCGAGAAATCGCAGCAGCAGTACAAAGACCGGTTTGATGAGACCATGGTCAAGAAACTGACGGAGCAGTCGCGCAAGATCACGAAGCAGTTTGATTTGATGGGGGCTAGCTTTAGGGGTTTCGCCTACACCGCGGCGCGATCGTTCGGCGAAGCTGGGGTGGTTGGCGTATTGAAGAAGATCAACGCGTGGCTCGCCGAAAACGGCAAAAATGTCGGCGATACTATTAAGCAATGGTCGGATAACATCCGCGCGTTTTGGGGCGATGCAACAGACGCGTTCGACGCCGTAAACAAAGCAACGTCAGGCTGGGCTTGGACGCTGCTAGGAATAGTAGCTACGCTGAAGGTGCTGACCGCCGGGCTCATTGGCGTGCAGAGTTTGATGGCTGTCGGCGCCGGCGCCGGCGGCTGGGCGCTCGGTTCGGCGTTTAATGACTGGCTTGAGAAGGAATTCCCGAATTTTGCCGCCGGAATCGGCAAGACAGTCGCCGGTTTTCTGGGGGCGTTCGGGCTGGGCATCCACGGAGGCAATAATGAGGATGTCGTAGGCGAGGGCGAGTCGGAGGCCGAGGGCGAACGATCTGAACTGCGCGCGACAGCCGCGGCACGGCCAAGCCCGGAGGAAGTAACCCAAGCCCGAAACATCGTCAAACAATCGGAACAAGATGACAGCACCGGGCCGCCACCGAGCCCGTCGGACAGGGCTCATGCTCAAGAGGTGCTCAAGCGAGATGCCCGGACAAGGCGCGAGGAAGCAGCCGGCCAGCACCGCACGAAGTATGACCGCGGCCCGGCGCCGGAACAGGCGCCCCAGGCCAAACAGGCGCCCCAGGCCA